TCGGTTGTATGGTCACAACCAATAAGGATTTGAAGACATTCAGCTAATCCGAGTTGTCCAATTACAATTGTTCCATGTTTAAGAGCAGAACGTATTCCTTCTTCAGGTATATAACCTGCCATTGTTCCATTTTCATACATGAATTTTGCGCTTGATGGGTCTTGTGAACAAATATATTCAAAGCGCTCAAGTAACATATCTTTTGCTTCATGGATTTTCTCATCGAGAAGATACATAAAGTCTTCAACATTACCAGCTTCCATTGCAAGAGTTGGAAGTATAATTGTTACTGGACAAATATTTCCGCGACCATCTTTAAGTTGACCGAGTCCATTTATGTCATAGCCATTTGCAGTACGACATCCCATCGTTGAGAAATATGTGCGTGGGTCATTACGGTCATAGCCAGCATTACCTGACCAATCCACGTTCGCATAATTTGGATATAGACGGCGCGCAGTTGACTCTAAAGCCAATCTATACATGTCATAATTTGGTGTACCAGGTTTATCATTTACTCCCTTCATATACTGAAAAATTCCGCAAGGAAAAATTGCAGTTTTATGAAGTTTTCCAACGCCCTTGATTGAACCTTCAAGAAGTGCCTTTATAACCATGCGGCCTTCTGGAAGAGTACAAGTACCATAATTAATTGAAGTGAATGGCAACTGATTTCCTGACCTTGATTGGAGTGTATTTAAGTTATGATACATTCCTTCAACAGCTTGACGTGTTTCTTTTTCTGTCATATCAAGAGCATATTGATAAACTTTATCATATTCACCACCATCATCTGCATAATTGTTATAATATTTATAATCATTAATTGGAATATCAATTATTTCAGTATATCTATCATCATCTTCTAATAAACCATTTAAGTCCCAATTATCACAATCACAAAGATATTTCATACCATCTTTATAATGTTTATAAAAGGATTTTCTTACATAAGGAACCATTGTCCAATCAAGATGTGATGCACTTACACCACCAAACTGTTGAAGTGATTGAAGTTGAAATAATACAGCTACTAATTGAAAAGCAGTATTAATTGAATTAGCTGGTCTTACATCTGTTTGTCTTGTATTAAATCCCTTGGCAAGTAAAACATCAAATGGAACTGTCAAACAATTATGCATTCCCAAGATATAACTATCTAAATCATGAATATAAATTTCATTATTTAAATGATTATTACGAGCCATTTCAGAAACAAGATTATCAAGTGCATATTGTTTAAAAATAACTGAATCTGCCTCACCTCTGCGGCCGCCGAATGAATATTCATCAACATTAGCATTTTGATTTTGAACATTGGTTGCGGCAAGCTTATCAGCCACCTTATCCATCATTCGTGTATTCCAGTTTCTAATTCTGCTTCTTTCTTCTCGATAGGTTATATATTTTCTTGCTACGTCTTTTCTTTTTGTAGACATTAGTCCACGTTCAACGATATCTTGTACTTCTTCTACGTTAAGTATTTTCTTTTTACTTTGACTCTCTACATATTCTGCAATTTTATTAGCTTTATCAAGCGCATAAGGAGTAATGTCTCCATCTACATCTTTAAAAGCACTTACAATTGCATCAACAATTTTGTTCTTATTGAATGGTACAAGTCTACCGTCTCTTTTTTTGATATATTGCATATATCGACCTCCTCTAATTATATATATAGTTTAAGAGTTACTCGATTTTTCCACAAATAGTACATACTCCATTTTGAAACTCATGTGGACATATAGATTTTAAATATTCATTATCTTCCATCAAAGTTTGTACCTCTGGTTGAAGTATAAAGACTGATGGGTCTAAAAGTTCTTTAATTTTATTATTGTTATATAGAACTTTATCATGAATTTGCTGTTTAGTCATTTTAATTCTCCTGTATATTCATAAAATAAGCAAAATAATTCATAATTTTGTTCACGAACAAATTGAAATAACTCACGCGCCTTTTCTACTGGATAGACAGAACCAAAATAGAATCTTTCTTTTGTAATTTTATATACAAAACTATAAAAAGTTTCATAAGGAACTACTCTTTCAAAATAGTCTCCCCTTATTAGTTCATGACCACTTCTATCATTAAAAAAGCTAATAAGTTTTACAACCTCTTCCCATCGTTTATCTATGAAAAAATCTTTGCCATAAATAAGTGGAAAGTATAATCGCGCTCTTCGCAAATCTAATATAGTTTTAAGGACTTGTATAATTCCAGTTGTGGTAAATTCTTCATATGTTTGATTAGCTGTTATATTAATTGATGTTTGCGGAATTGCAGTAGAATTAGGGCGCAATTCTTTAAAGTCATTTATATGTTTATCTGTTAAAAGACCATTATATTGAAGAGAAAATAATTCACCCGCGCAAGGTAGGGTCAACCAATTAAGTAAATCTTCCTCAGTTGATAGTTGTGTTGGAAATTTCATACCTACTCTGCGGCCTCTCACAGATGAAATAATATTATTCAAATTACTTTGAATAAAATCAAATGAACCGTCCACGGCGCCGAGGTCATAGTCGTGAAATATAAGACCATGTACATCGGGTGTACTTCTTAATTGCTTGTACCATTGAGGTGAAATTGTTTTTCCGTCAGTAGATAAACGTATATGTTCTGCTCGTCGTAACACATTGAATTGTGTTTTATCTAATTGAGTATTTGAAATTTTAGATTCAATTTTATTATAAAGACCTATATTTGGTCTAGTAAATTCAATATCATCGGGTAATGGAACATATTTACTGTTGAAGGCGCGGCCGCCGTATTCGACATTCTTATAAGTAGAACTATATCGTGCGCGAGCAGGATAATCTTGGCGTACAATGAAATGGGAATACATTTCTGGTTTAAACCGTAAAGATAAAGTAACCAATTCTCGTTTATTTCTATAGTAGGTTGATAACTTCATTAGTTCTAAATTGAAGAAGGGGACTCGTGGATATAATTTCAAGTCCCCATCATATAATCCATAACTCACTCTTCTATACGCTCTATTTGAGTTTTAATATATCCATTATTTATTGAAGTTATCAATTCAACGAGATGGTGTGGAGTATTTTTATATTTCTTTGCGATAAAATCATTATCACGTCGTATACCAGTAACAATAATTTTATTACCGCGGCTAAGCCATGATTTTTCTTTTACATGTTTAACTCCGTCGGCGCCCTTTTCAGAAATTTGCTTATCATAATGAGTAAATGCATCTCCAAAAATCTTAACTGTTACAACTCCACTTGTTGTTAATAAAGTTACTGTTTTCTTTGCTTTATCTTTATCCAAAACTGTACCAGCGATTCTGTGGATTTTATATAATGGAATTTTCTTTCCAGTATCCTTTGCTCTAAATTCATAATTGACTTCAGGTTCTTCTGATAGTTTTGAATAATCGCTTAATCCATAAAAACCATTTTTTAAATTCTTCAATTCATGTTCATGAATATAACATGATATTGAATCCATTTCCCATTTACTTATATTACCTTCACAATATTTATCCCATAAATCATTTCTTAATCTTACGTTTACACTATTTAATAACTCTTCATTATTCTTTTGAATAAATGGACGAATTATATCCATTTGTTTTTTATATATTTTGTCCCAATCAGTTTGTTTAATTTCAAATATAAATTCTTCTGATGGAGTTAATAAATCCATATCAAAATTATTTGAATAAAAGTTTAAAGCTATATTATTTAATCCATATGAATTATTAATTTTAAACTTTTTTAAATATTTATTAAAGTTATAAACTCTACACTGAAAATCGTATTCACTTGGAATTAAGTTAAATTCCATCAACATTTTCATATTCTGAAGTGTAATTCGCTTTTTCTTATCAGCAATTAAATCAATATATTCGCTCATTGCTTTTATGCGGTCGCCGCCATATAAATTATCAAATGCGCCAGACTTAATTAAATTAACCATTTGAGGCTTATTAATTTTAATTTTTGATAAGAAATCTTTAATACTTACATAAGGTCTATTTTCGATAACTTGCTTAACAATATCATCTCCAACTTTATTAATACCACTTAATCCATAAATAATTCGATTATGTTCTACATCTGGTGAGAAAGTATATTTTGATTTATTAATATCAGTTGCTTCAATATCAATTCCTTCACTACTCATTTTACCAATAGCAGTTGCTATTTTACCATAGTTTACTTTATTTGCTTTCTTTTTCTTAGTAGTTTTAGCATCTTCTTCATCTTCTTCTTCCTCTTCTTCTTCGACTTCGTTAAAAACACCGATAGAAGAATCAAAAGACTCCTCAATAGCTGCAACTTCTTCATCTTCTTCCTCTACCTCTACTTTTTCTGCGCCGCCGCTATCAGCGATAAGACACGCACAATCCCACATTATTGTTGGATATTTATATGCAAGATTTAATTCCTGTAAACCAACTAATGAATAAGCGAGTGTATGTGATAAGTTAAATCCATATCCTCTACTCATTGCAATAAGTACATTCCAAACATACTTACATAACTTTTCATCACAGCCTTTTTCTTTTGTAACTTTAAAATATTCTTCAGTTAACTTTTCATATTCAGCTGGATTCTTTTTTGCAATTGATTTTCTTAATTTATCTGCCCATGTCAGATTAAATCCTCCTAATTCTGGAAGTTGAACCAACTGCATAAATTGTTCCTGTGCAATACATAATCCATAAGATACACCTAATACTGGTTCAAGTATTTTCTTGGCTTCGGCGCCAAGTCCATACTTCTTCAATTCGTAATCCCAATCACTTGGATGCGCTTTAAAGCGTGCAAGCTTATTTACTGGCATTTCGCCACCTTTTTCTGTTGCCATAAGTCTGATTGCAGAATTAAGAATTGCTAAGTCGTCTACTGATGTCGGTTTCATCGCAGCTATTCCGCTTATCCCACTTTGTTTTTCCATTTGGAATAAACTACTAACTTTATGCTCCCAACACATTTTCCACATTTCAGGTGCATCTCTTTCAATATTATATATACCTACAACTTTTTCATAGGTATCTTTTAAGGTAGTTTCCCGTTCCACGTATCCATAATCACACAACAAATCGAGGCAATTATGAATTTTATCAAGAGCTTCGATTGAAAGTACATCATATTTAATCAACCCTGTATCTTCAGCATCATGAAGGTCAAATTGAGTCATGATTTCTCCACTTGGCGCTCTCATAAGTGCGGTTGAGTTTGTAAATGGCTCATCTACAAATATTACTCCGCCTGCATGAATTCCGCAACCATTAATAAGACCTTCAATTCCTTGTGCGACTTTCCATAATTCTGGATAGTTTTCTTCCATTTCAATTCGGAACTGTTTACTTGCACTTATTCCATTGTCTGGGTCACCATAGAAAGTTTGTTTAAGTGTTCTAAGCTGACCTCTATCTGCTTCAATAAATGAGGATAAATATTGTGCTGTATCTACATCAATACCCAAACCTCGCGCAGCTGTGAGAATTGCCGATTTCGACTTTTCAGTTTTAAGAGTTAATACATTTGCTACTCGGTCTTCGCCATATACTTTTCGGAAGTTTTTTAATACGTCAGCTCTGCGGCCGCCCTCGATATCTATATCTACATCGAGAACTGATACACGTTCTGGATTTAAGAATCTCCAACGCTTCGTTTGACTCTTTTCTCGAAGTGGATTTATCTGTGTAATGCCTAATAAATATAATAAGATAAAACCAACTCCAGAACCTCGGCCGCAACCAACGAGAGTTCCTGCGTCCCAGCATGCATCAATTATGTTTTGAAGATTTAAGAAATATGCACTCCATCTACTTCCATTTACTTCTGATGAAATCCATGTATCTTCAAGACACGCATTGATTTCATCGTATGTTTTTTGATTTTGTAAAGTTTTGTCACCAATAATTCTTTCAACAATTATTTCTGCTAATAATTTATTTTCAGCATACTCAGAAAAATAAAAATTATGAAGTTGTGGCATATACTGTTCCATAATTTCCATTTCATGACTAATTAAATCTAGATTACCAACTTGCTTCCAATTTAATCTTGGAATTTTAAGCGGTTTCATTAATGAATAATCTTCACACTTATCTTTAATTTCTAAAATTGTTTGATAAGCTGATTGAAGAACCTCTTCACCCATTTCTTCTTCCATATATTCACGAATTTCTTCATCACTCATAAGATATGTCGTTGCATAGAAATCATCAACCTCTCTATCTCCTTGCTGTGAATTAAGAAACGCTTTATGAATCGGTCTATCTTCTTTTTTTAAATAATGAGCATCATTCGTTATTATATACTTAATTCCGAACTCTGCGCCCAGCTCAACCAACTTATGATTTACATATATCTGGTCTTTATTAAATGATGATTGCATTTCAAAATAGAAATCATCTACTCCAAAAATACCCTGCATCTGTTTAATCCATCGTTTAATTAAATCCATCGAAGGCGCGCCAGTATCTCTATTACGAATAAGTTGAGTTGGCAAACATCCTCCAAGACAAGCTGTACAACCAATTACATGACCTGGATTTTTACCAATTATATCTATGAGGTCTTGATAATAAGTTGGAACTCGGCGCATTCTACGTGCTACATAGCTTCTATTCCATGCACGCGAAGAAATCTCGCGGATTTGTTTATGACCCTCGAGATCCTTTGCTAATAAAATGAAATGGAAATATCTATCAACGTCTTTATTATAATTATTTGCATTTAAACCATTACGAACAAGATAAATCTCATTTCCTCGTATTAATTTAAAGTTTGGATTATCTTTTTTAATTTTATTATAATACTTTTCTGCTCTAATTGAACTTGCTATTGTATCATGTTCAGTAATCGCTACTACTTCATGTCCGAGTTCGATTGCATAATCCATTAATGATTCTACAGTATTAATTGCGTCACGGAGACGAAAATTACTGAAATCAGTGTGATTATGTAGTGAACCCGCAAACTTTAATTTTTCCATTCGCGTTACTCCTTTTCTCCATTTTCTAATATAATTATATCAGAATTTTTTTAATTTGTCAAATTAGAATCCTAAACTCCCATCTTCAATTTGATAACTAGAAATAAATAGCTGTGGTGTATAACTTCCCATCCACTCGTTCATATTTCCTCTACCAACAACTTCTAATTTAATACTATCATATTTACCTAATTCTTCAATCATATCTTTGGCATGGAACTTCATATATGTAACTCCAAACTTTTCAATCTTGACAGTATCAGAATTTTTTCCCATAATTCTTATATCATTCTTCGTTATATTAATATCCTTTACATGGATAAGTGGTTCAGGATTGTGCTGTCCGAAGATATCTTCATGTTGAATCACATCAGTAATAATATCAACTATATCAGAATCAGCTGCAATTCTTTCGAAATTAACCTCATACCATGTTTCACCAAAGTCAACATTAGCTAATTCTTTATTTGCATATTCGTGGAAGGCCGCCAAATTCTTATCGTAAATACCAATTCCGCAAGCATTATCATGACCAGCCGTAAAAGTAAAGAATCCACTTTCATCCATAAAGTTTTTAAATGAAGTTAATTCTGAATCATTAAGTCCTCTGCTTGAACCCTTAATTTCACCTTCATCATTAAGTCTTGCAACAATTGTCGGCTTTTTATATTTCTGGCTCAGCCTCATTGCTACAAGTCCATTAAGTTCAGATGGAAACTGGTCATCATCTTCAAGTCTTACAAATAGAATTTTATTTTCAAGCAAATCATGTTTATGAATTTTAATCTCAAGTTGTTCTTCAACTTTATCAAGAGTTCTGTTCTGCTTAGCTCTTGCATTAGTACACTCTCGCGCAGACTCAATCGCAAGTTCTTCTAATGCGCCTTTAGCTCCGCGCTTATGGCTTGTGACCAGCTTATGCCCATCAAAGAAAGCTTCAAAGCATCTTTCCTTTTCATTTTGGGCGCCGGCCCTAATCATAGCATTAATAAGTGGTGTTATATAGAAAGCTACTGTCATTGGAGTAACCTTTCCACCCATTGAGAAAGATTGTTTTTCACAAAGAGCCTTAAAGAAATAATTTTTAATATTTGCAAAACCTGTGTGGACAATATATCTATTCTCAAGTGAAAGCATTGACATCATGTCACTGACGATACCAAGGGCGGCAAGGTCAATAAATTCATCTGCATAATTAGTGCCCTCGTTCATATCAACATATCTGCAAAATTGCCAAGTCACTCCGGCGCCACATAAATCTTTATTGATATAGTCTTCTGAAAGTTGATTGTTTACAATAACTGCGTAATCTGAAAACTTAGTATCTGGTTCTACTATATGGTGGTCAAGAACAAGAAAATAGGGTATAATATCTCCATCTTCTCTTGAGGCTACTAATTGTTCCATATATTCATAATCATTACTTCCTGCATCTGGAAGTACTACATAAGAAGGATAAGTATTAGCTACTTCTTCATATGTATCTGAAAGACCATGACCTTTGGCTTGATGAAGAATTGGTACTATATTTACTTCTTGATTAAATTTACGTAGATATTGTATAAATATAGCGGCCGAGGTAAATCCATCTACATCGCTATCTACAACGACCGCAATAGTTTCATCTTTTGAAGCAACCGCCATATTTTTGAACATTGCCCATGCACGGTCTATATTGGTGAGCCATTTTGGATTTTGAAGATAGTCATCATTTGGTACTTCAAGAAAGTATTTAATTTCATCAGTGGTTAATCCACGCTCTTTCAGTAATTCAATTGTATAATTGTTTTTTATATCTTTATTTACTAACTTACATTTCATTAAAACCAAATCTCCTTATTTATATCATGTTGTTCTTCTTCTGCATTATTAATTATATCTGTTAATACAGATAGATGCTTCAGAATACTTCCTGTTGCGCATGCACTTGATGAATTATCAACAGACTTTATTATTTGTCCTAAATTATATTGTATAATACTAATTTCATCTATTAGTTGTCTTTTTTCCTTATTCGTTATTTTCATTTTATTCCCTCATATTTAAATTATTCCTATTTTATGTGCATGTCTTACATCAAATTTTAAATGATTTTCTGTTTGTATAATGTAATCGGCATTATCTATTAAATAAGCCACTATTTTAAAATTATTATTTAATAATACATCACATCCAATACGCGTATGGAAATAATTTAACAAATCATTAATAGAACCACAGCAACTTAATAAATAACTTTCTTTATAACATTCTTCTGTTGTTTTTGTGCTAAGAATAGATGATTTTCCATCTCTTGTAAACCATGGACCATTTCCTTGTTCATCTTCAAATCTATATACTTCTATCATTTAATTCTTACTCTCCTTCTTAATAACTTTTCAAATACTTCTTCTCCTTTGTCGGTTGGAGAATCTTTTAAGTCTAATAAATCTTCTCTATCATAAATGAAAGAAAAATCTGCATAATTCTGATATTTTCTTCCTATATTATATAATTTATTAAAGTATTCTTCGTCTGGTGGTATTTCTTCTTTGTCAAAACAAATAATAATCTCTTGTGGATGGGCGTTCTGGATTAGAATTTTCAAGGCATGTTTATTGAACTGACTTCCGCATACGGCGGCCGAGCAGTTTGGACGCTGAAAAGATTCCATCTGCATACAACTTTTTTCTGCTTCAAAAAGAAAACAAATACCTTCACGCTGTATATTTTCTTTGTTCCAATTCAACCCGTATAAATTCAATGAAAGTGGATGACTATACCATTTACCCTCTATTTGAACTGGCATATATTTACCGAGATTTTCAACTTCCCATTCGTTGAGGGCGCGCCCTCGAATTCCAACCAATTCTCCATCTACATTATAGTGTGGTATTATAATTTTGTTTTGTGGTATGGAATATCGTATATCAAATTTATCCATAGCTTCTTTACTAATTCCATCAGCTAGCCATTCAGGTGGATAGAATTTTGTGAAACAATCAAGTATACCATTTGGATACGTTGGAAGTTTCTTTAGCTCGGCCGCCCTATACGTATCACGTATACTTTGATACTTTTGTGGCGCGAAGCCAAAAGTTTGCTCATAATTACTACAATCAAGAATTACTTTATATATATCTTGATACCAGTCATAATCAATTCCTCTACAGTCGTAATAGTGTTTAAGGAATTTGAAAATGGACATATTCCCACATTCTGTAAAGCAGACAAATAAATGATTATTTTCATAATAATACAGCTTCATCGAAGCTTCGTCTGCATTTTCATTATGACAAATGGTTGGGAAGACTACATATCCTGGTTTTTCTATATAGTCATTCGCGCCAAGCGTTTCCATTAATCGAATGACTTTTTGAGTATTTAATTGTTCGATAATACCTTTATAATCAATCAATTATTTCACCCTCATTTAACCTTTCCAAAATTACTTTCAAATGCTCATTTTCATGTTCATCCCAACTTGTAATTTTATAATCATCTCTTTCAAAGAAATCATCTATCGGTTCAAGTCTTGAATCAGTTATAAATAAATCTCTTTTCCTCAGAGTGCCTAAATTCATATCTGACCAAATTCTAACTTGCGTCCATTCACCACTTCTAACTTTAAATATATCAGTTACTAAGTTTGGTTTCTTGTCTGGATTATCTTTATATAAAGGTTCAAGTATTTCAAGTTCTTCTTTAGTTGGTCGTGCCATTATTGCACCATTATCGGCTTTATTAATTGTACTACGACCACCTGCCAAAGAACCTTCATTTCTTATATCTTTATTATCATCACCTTTTGCATTTAACTGTGTCGCGGTAAACATTGCTACATCTAATTCAACTGCTAAATCTTTCAGTGCTGTTGCGAACATCAGTAACACCTCATCATTCCTGAGTGCGAATCCTTTGAACTCATTTAGTAAGGAAGGTCCAATAAATACATAATCATAAAATACATAACCTATATCATGAGTGATACAGTTTTCTCTTACAATTGTCTTAACTAATTCAATTGTTGGATTTGGCATTTTAACAAGTATTAAATTGTCTGAATACTTTTCCATTAAATGAATCGCCTGAGTTATAACTTCGCGCTCTCTATCTGAAAAATCTGCATATTTAAATCTAACTGCATTTATATCTGTTAAATAAGCAAGAATCATCGTT